TGGTTGGCCAGTAGCAAGTTTGTTTGGCAAAGCAGCATATGCAGATCTATCAATTTTAGTTAAAGATATGTCTTGTGTATTTGCATCATCGCTGGCAGTTGCTGTAGATGAAACAAAAGCCTCTAAAACATCACTGACATCCGATGCAACAGAATACTCAGCTTGTCCTGATACCATTGCATTTTCATTTAGTTCTACTTTCCAAAGATGAATACCACGATTACCCCATTCAGCAAATAATAAATCTAAACTTCTTCGAGCAGATTTTAAATCATAACCAGATGTTGTAGTAATTGCACACCTTTGATAACCCTCTTGAATTATATCATCAATGTTTAAATTAAACGATGTAGTTCCTGATGTTGCCATTATCTTTTAAATCCTTTTAACAAAGAACCATAATATTTTTCATAACTTTTATTTGAAATTTTAGTTCCATCAATTTCAGATTTTATATAACTGCCTACATAAGGCTCTTTCACTCTCATTTGTGCATCGCCAGGAGCTTTTGAAGTAGTTTGTCTAAACATAGCTCTTCCCATCGCAGCTTTTTCTACTCCTTTTATTTTCCCTTTGTTTTTTGAAGCATAGAAAACTTTTTCACCTTCTTTTTTGCCATATTCACTCTTCATGGCTTTCATAATTTTCTTGCCTTTTTTTGTAAGTGGCATAGTTCTCCTTTTTACGATTGTACAACTTTTTAGATTGTATCACTTTTGGTTTGTAAGTTCTAGACCTTAGATTTTTAGCAATTGGATTAAATGATGTCTTTAGCTTTACCAGTAACTGGTTTATATTTAGTTTTTCCTTCACTTTTGTAAGCCCATAGGTAAGATGCTCTTGGTGTCCCTTCAATCCAACTTGCGTGAATCCATCCACTNTTAGGTTCCCCTGGAGTGTAGAACTCAAGNATAAGCTGATCTGGAGAAAGGTTAGATTTAATCCAATCAAATAATTCAGCGTTGTCTACGCCAATACATTCAAAGTCTGCGGCCTCAGCTTTAGCATGTTGTGATCTAGCAGAACTACCAATCGCTTCACATAACTCTATGCTACGAAAACCACTAGTGATCTTTACCCTGCCAAAATGGTCACGTACCGGCTGAAGAATATTTTCACACAATGCTTTTAATTTTTCTATTTGCTCTGCATTAGGATTGTTATTGATGCCCCTACGTATGGCAGTGTCCGATTTAATTAACTCCGATAAAGTAAAATTACGACTTAGATTCATTTTTTTCCTCCGTTGTTTTCAAAACTTGCATCTTCTGCAAAGTTTTTTTCTTCCATTGTATAAAACATTTTATCAGTATTTTCTGTTACCATTGTCGTATCCTCTGCATCCCAGTATGTAGTTTGGACTTTATAGTCAGGCCAACTGTTATCAACAGTGTAGCTATTAACATGCCAAAGAAGACGATTATTAGGCTGACCTGCAAAATTGCCGTTATTGAGAGCCAATATATGTGCACACTTATGTTCTTGAGGTATTTCAGAATGTTCAGTATCCAAGATGTTAGTATCTGGATGGGCCCAATCAATAGTGAATAAGTAACGTCCATGATAAAATTTTTTATCAATCCCCATAAATTTGCCATTTAAACCATCCAACCAATCAAAACAATGAACACTAGGCCAATAACTAAAACAATTCCACAATTCCAATTCTTGTACTGACATGTCAGGAACTTGTGATCTTTCAAACTCTTTTTGAAAAAATGCTGAGATAGGCAATCTCCAATAACAGGCACCATTCGGAAGCATAATGTTAAATAATAAAGCACGACCTGAAATGGAAGTAAGACCAAAGATAACACAGTCACTACTTTGTTTTTTATATTTTTCGTCCATGTCATATAAATATTCTTTTCTAACTTTACAATATATTGGAGGAATGTTTGCGTTCAGATAAGCCATGTTTATATTTTTCTCTCCAGTAATTTTTTCTTTCTAAAATTCTTATACGTTTTTCTAATATATCAAATCCTAGTAATTTTTTAAGTATTCTTATCATTGTATTATTAATTTTTTAATACTTTTACTACCGTCAATATTGTCCTCTAATTCTGCATTACCCTTCCAGCATTTGTAGGATACAGTCTCTGAATACTGTCTCTCAGCCGTACGCTTCCCGCGAAGGCATTCAGCCATTGAGCTTTGCAAACGTGCCTCCTTNATCTCACCGTTTACAAACATAAGTAATCCTATTACAGCTTCAATCATATTTTCTCACATTTATTAATATATACAATACAGCAATTGAAATTATAGAACCTATAAAAAATAAACCTATCAATTGTAACTCCCATTTTTGTAACCAATCTCACGATTAGCATCTTTTAATTTTTCAATATCTTCTAAAACTTTATCCATTTGTTTTCTTAAAAATTCTATGTTTACTTTGTTTAGTGCCATGTTCTCGATATGTTTGTTTAGTTTATCTGTTGTTTTATACAGATCTTCGATCATCATGTACTGCTCAGAATCTGCGGGCAATGAACCTAGTTGTCCACGTGGCCATTTAATTCTAAACTCTGTGTTTTCTTCAAGATCTTTCTCCATTATTTGTATACGAGTGTCTGCAACATTGAGACGTTCTATAATCTGGAAATAGCCCATGGTGCCAAGTGCCACGATGATGATCAAAGAGGCAACCGTCTTCATAGGCATTTGGACAGCCGCCTCTTCAGAAATATTTAAAGGTTTATTACTCATTTAATTTTGGTTTTGGTAAAGGAATTATATAGTTTTTAGGATCGACTTTCAATGGCGTGTTATCAATTGGCCTTAGAAAGAAGGCTAAAAGACATAATAAAAATACTAGTAATGCTGTAAATCTGTAATCCATTACTATCCTCTTTCATTAGCTTACCCAAAACCAGCTTTTGATTTTTTTCCATAGTTTTTTAAACATAATTATCTCCTTATCTTAAATCTGATTCTTTTATTTTACCTTGAGCATATAACTTTTTTAAGTCACCCTTGGTCATTTTTTGTAAATTTAATTTTGGTTCTTCTTTTTTTTCTATTTTTTCTTTAAAAGTATCTATCTCTTTTTTATTTATATAATTATTTATTAATTTTCTAATCCAATTTAACATTTCCATCTCCTTCTCGCTTGTCTAATTCTTGAATTTGGATCGTTTCTTGTTTTAGCTGATGCTCTTTTAAGTTGTCCAAGAGATCTTGCGCAGTATGATTTTCTACGTTTTGCAGCTTTTGACCCTTTTTTTACTTTGCCGGTTACAGCTGTTTTTAATTTAGAACCTGGATTTGCTCTCCTATAAGCAGCGACTCCTGCTGCAGTCATTCCAGCACCTTTTTCAGTCGGTCTAAAATTTTTTTTGTTTCGTGGAGGCATAACATCTCCTCCACGTTTTAAAGTTAAAATTTCAAAACTGTTTAATTTTTTATGCATCAAAGTATACAGTTACTGAATTACAGCTAACTTCTGAAAAACTAATATAAGCACCACTAGTATATAAAATTCCATCTTGAGGAATGTTTACTGTACTTATGTCGCCTTCAGTTGCTGTAGTTCTCAGAGTTAATTGAGTCGTTCCTGAAATACTTCCATTTTTAACTTCTACACTTCCGATAGCACCACCTGATGCTACGTTAGCCTGTCTTACCCTTGTTCTTCCTGCAAAAATACTTCCAAAAACATCAGCAGTCATTCCTAAAGAAACATTAGCTGCAGGTTGTGCGCTAACAGTAGCTGAGGTTATTGTTAAAAAAGCACCTGTAGTTCCAGAGGTTGTCGTAGCTGAACCTGGTAAAGTGATTACTTCAGTAAGAGCGTCTCCGTTTTCATCTGTTCCAACAATAGTTACTGTTTTGCCACCATCACTAGACCCAGAAGTGGTAGCCGTAATTTTTCTTGCAGTGTTTGTTCCAAAGGAAGAATTAGCCAAAGTAAACGTAGTTGTTGGTCGAGCAGCTACCGCAACATATGTTGCAGAAGAAGCATTTGAGTCGATAAAAGTTTTCGACTTTACGTCACCCATGTACATATTTATTCTCCTATATTTTGTGGCTCCCGAAGGAGCCACTAATTATTATATTTTACCAATCAATTCAGAGCCGTTTCTGTTTTGAGTACAAGTAATATAATCTAACTTAGTTACTCTTTGACCAGAAGCAGATGCTGACACTGAAGCTGCAAACATTTGCATGTCATCAGTGTTGATATTTGATGTAACAGTAGATGCTAATTCTCTGTTTACAAAAAATTCAACTTTTCCAGCTCTATCAACTCTAAAACCAACTGTATCATATGAACTATCAGTAATAGTATGTGCAGTATGTGTGACTTGATTTGTTCCAGAAGCATCTTTAGTTACGAATCTGTAAAACTGTTCACCGTTGTTAGACTCAATAGAAATTCTGTTTGCAGATCTCCATCCAGAAGTTCCAGTAAAAGTTTCAACTAATCCAGTGCCGTAGTCAGTAGCATTAGCGTCATTATTTTGTATTCTTGCCTCATACCAAATAATTGTTCCAGGGTTAGTGATTGCTCCAGTGCTATCTCTAGTCTCTGCTACCGCTTGAAAAGTGTTTGCAGTTTTTACTAAAGCTATCCCATTGTTATCTGTAGTGTTAGCTGAAGTCAAAGTTACCGCTCCACCTACTTCATTTGAGATTCCAGCTGCTGCTCCACCATCTGCAATAGATGTTGACCACTCAGATGAAGGTAGTGTGTTATAAATAAAATCATCTTTATAACATATGTAGTTAGGGTTGTTATCTACTGGTAAATCTTTAAACCATTTTTTATTATTATTCAAACCAGCAAACATTACTGCGTTTGTAAAGTGTGTTCCTGCCATAATTTTCTCCTTTGTATAGCGTTGATTATGTAGTCTCTATACCGTCTGCCTAGTCAGTCTACATAATAATTTATTTCTAGGTCTTTTCATTATAACCAAAACTAATATAAAAGACAATCTCCCGCTATAATAACTCTATTTTTAGGGTGTTTACCAAGTTCTGGAGAGTGATCATATTTGGATTCCCAAATATATAAAATATTCTTTTTTGGTTTTAATCTTATTAATTTTTCATCAACCTTAAAAATAGTTCCAATATCTGTATCAGAAAGATATATAATAAATGAAAATTCTTCATTTGTTTCACCTCTGTAGTGGTTATGCCATTTGTAGGCATTTAAGGATGTATCTTTTTGTTGAAAATAAACCCACATTTTCATTTTAAGATCAAAAGTTTTATTTAAATTATTAAAAATAATAGAAGCTATTTCGCCTGCTACAGGACTAAAATCTTTATCTTTCCATAATTTATTATCACTTTGTAATGGAGGATGAGTACAATTTTTTTTATCACAACAAGAATATTTTTTTAAATATTCTATAGCTTTGCTTTCATAATCTTTTTTATCAAGAAGTGAATTTAAATTGTATTCTTTAAAAATAGACATTTAGTTTTGTTTAAATAAAAAAGGGGCGATGTAAACACCGCCCCTTTTAAGTAACCCTATTGGGCTAAATATTTTGACTATTAGCTAGTCGGTAAATTTCCATTACCAAATATACATCTTGGATCTGAGAATCCAAAAGAATATCTTTCTCTAGCTTTAAATCTCATATTACCTGTATCGAAGTCGCCTTCCATTGCAGTTTTGATAGGTGATCTAACGAAGTATTTTAATCCGTTAGGTATATCAGTTAACAAGAAGAAAGAGTCTGTGTCAGTTAAAAAGTTATTAACTCTGTAACCTTCAGGGACCATTCCCATATTGTTAATCGCATTGATATCATTATCTGCAGTTGCCGTTCTCATAGGAGATTTCATGATTCTTTCCGCTGTGAACTGAAGTTCTTTTGGAATAATCATTTTTCTTCCTGTAGAAGCTATTTTTAAGCCTCTTTCATCGACAAAACCAGAGATGTCAATTAATGACTGCTCAAGTGAAGTTTCGTTAAGGTCTGCAGCTGTAGCAAGAACGTTTGAAAAAGTTCCACCAGTTGCAAGTGGGTGAGATGCATTAATTAATGATACTCCATCACCACCTGTTACAGTTGTAACTTGTGCATTGTTCAATACGTTTG